ATGGATCAGAAATCATACTGTCTGATGATCATCTTGTTTTTACCCAAAAAGGCTGGGTATTTGCGGATTCTGTTAAACTTGGGGACAAATTTAAGTCAAGCGGTTTAGTATCTAAAAGTTTTGCAATAAAACAAGACCATTACGAAGATAGGTCGCTAGAACAAGTTATTTTGGGAACTGTTTTGGGTGATGCGTCAATACAAAAATTGCCGTCTGGCAAATGCCGATATCAAGTTTTTCATAGCAAAAAACAGCTTTCTTATCTAAGAATGATAGAAAAGGTGTTTTTAAAAAATAACATAACATGCTCTATCATATCGGATGGAGAGGGTTATAAGCTTTATACTCAAACACATCCTATTTTTAACCAGTATAGGGAATTGTTTTACCCAAATGACAGAAAAATAGCAAGTCAATTTGCTCTTTCTAGATTAACTCTAGAAGGTATTGCATATTGGTTTATGGACGACGCCAGAGGAAATTCTCAAGAAGTAGGAAAAAGAAAAGATCACTGCCTTGAATTGGCAATTTGCGGTTTTGATGAACAATCAAAAAAAGAATGTTTGATCTTTTTTAAGGATTTCAATCCTAAGCTAGTAAAGATAAGCAATTCTTCAAAAAAAGAATGGTATATTTTAAGATTTCCTATTAAAGAGTCTAGAAAATTGTCAGAGGCAATATCTCCTTTTTTTGTACCAGATTTAAGGTATAAGTTACTGAGGCCAATGTCTAGGGTTGGGAAAGGTCTAACTGTAGACTCTGGTGAATGGTTTTCTTCTAGAAGGGGCAAAAAAGGCTTTTCTTACTCAAAGAAACCTACCAGTAGATTAAAGAAAAATCTATTTAAGCAAGTAAGAAACTCCCTCGATATAGAAGTCACAAAAATCGAGCTATTAGGACTTCAAGAATTAGTCGATATACACATAGATAACGAAGATCCTGTTTTAAGGTCTTTTTACGCAAACGGCGTTTTTGTTCATAATTCCGAGCATGTTCCTATCATGTTCTTAGATGAGGTTGATGTTGTTCGTGATCCGCAAGCCTACGATGAAGCAAAGATGATTCCGGGAATGGAAAGAGGAATTTACCCAATAACAGTAAAGCTTTCTACTAGAAAGTTTGCTTTTGGTATGATGCAAAGAGAGCTTGAACTTGCCAATACAACAGGCGAGGTTATTAAAAGATGGAATATTTTAGACGTAACCGAAAAATGCCCACCTGAGCGCCATGAACCAAGTAAAGATGGCAGTAAAGTTGAGCTTTATGTACATAAAAAACTGCCTTTAAGATCTTCATTTGAAAGCGATTATCAAGCCTTGCCAGAGGCTCAAAAATCGGACTGGGAAAAGGTTAATGTTCATTCTGGGTGCGTTAAATGCCCCCTTGTAGCTGTTTGCAAAGGAAGGCTTGCCGATAAGCCCGATACGGCAAAATCTACAAAATATACCCTTTATAAACCAATAAAATCCGTTATTAACAACTTCAAAAAGATTCCGCCAGATATGGCAGAAGCACAATTAATGTGCTGGAGACCTTCAACTAAAGGTCTAATTTATCCTAGGTTTGAGCCTACGCAACAAAATGGGAATTTGGTCTCCATATCTAGAGCTTGGGAAATAGTGACTGGAGATAAAAAAGACGACAATGTAAATATTACAGAGTTCGTAGCTATGCTCCACAACATAGGCTCAAGATTCTATGCAGGGGTAGACTGGGGATATACTCATGAAAGTACAATTGTAGTCATGGCCGTAACAGCCTCAGGACATTCTTTTATAATAGATACTTATGGCAGTCCGGGTCTTGAGATTCATGAATTTGTAGAAATTTGTGCCGATTATCAAGAAAAGTATGGGATTGAGCGCTGGTTTTGCGATAACGCAGCGCCTGCAAACGTTAAAACCTTAAAAAAACGCCTTAAAATGGTAAGCCCTCATGTTGTAGTCCCAGACTTTAAAAAAGATGTTTTGGCTGGAATTGAGGCTATTAGGAGTCAGATTTTAACTTCTTCGGGCTCTAGAAGATTATTAGTCCTAGATACTCCTGAAAACCAAAAAATTATACAAGGGTTTAAGGTTCACCATTTTAAATTGGATATGGCAGGAAATCCTACAACAACTCCAGACGACGAAGAATATGCTGATATTATGGATGCTTTGAGGTATATTGGTCAAAATGTCTTTTCTAAGACTGCACAAAAACCCCTTTCGGGAATGGATATAAATAATAATTTAGGGATTTATAAAGCGGCTCAAGCGGATCCAAAACTTGCCGAGGTGGCTCAGGGGGTCAATATCGAGCTTATGAAGCAGGAAATCTCTAAAAGGATAACCCAACCCTCGTCTCAAATTGATGATAGTATAAAAAAGAACAGAAAGATATTTTGGAACACTGAATAGAGGCAATCTTTAATGGGTGTAGCCCTGTTTAAATTGTTTTAGGAGTTTTTAAATGTCAAAAATGAACGTATTGGTTTATTTAAATGCCTACAAAGATTCAAATCCGACCAATAATCCCTCAATGAATTCATTTAAGTGGCAAAGAGAAATTCAGGGCGTTTCTGCTAATAAGCCACAAAGTATAGAGTTTGCTTTAGCGCCGGGTGAATCAAGAGTAATGTTTGACGGTCAAAGATCGCTTTCCTCAGACAATACAACAGTTTACTCTCTTACTCTTAAAGCGGGAAATACTTATGTGCTAAAAAATACCGCCGGTACTTCTCCTGCTTTTAGAACTTTAAGAAATATCGGCCATGACGCCACCACCCAAATGACAATTACAGTTTCAGGAAAACTCATGACACTTCAAGCTACAGGAGGAACCATTATTTCAACTGCTTCTGTGGTTGTTGGAGATGAAATTTCTGTTGGAAATGTTTTTAATGCCGCAAACCGTGGTAGGTTTAAAATTTTATCTAAAACCTCAAACAGCGTAACGGTAGAAAACTCATCAGCTGTCGCCGAAGCTTCTATAACTTTAGGTTCTAACTATGCAGATCAAATAAGAATTTATTCTGCATCAGGAGTGCAAAAAGGCGATAAAATTAAGCTTGGTTCTGGATTTTTTTTGACCAATCAAAGTACATACGAAATTACAGGCGTTCAAGACAATCTTGTGGAATTTTTCTCTGCCGATACATTAGCTACCGAAACAGGGCTTGTAAACCCTTCGGTTGTTATTTATTCTTCTGCAAAAAAACTGGTTTATGTAGAAACAGATAAGCCCGTAGATGTTACAATTAACAGTATTGCAGAATCTAAAATAGAACCTTTTATAGAAGGAAACAATTCGTTACCGGGTATCTTTTTGAAGAGATCTACAATGTGGAATATGACTATTACTAATAATGGTACAGATTTGGCAACCCTTTACTTTGCAGCTATAGAGTAATCTATGTCAGAAGAACAAAAAGAAAAAACAAAAAAGAATATAATTTTTGCAGCAGGTGAAATAGACGCTGCTGTTTTAGAAGCTAATAATTTAGTAAAAAATGAAGGCGAAGGTCCTCTTACATTTGCGATTAAAAATGCAATGGGATCTGCAAAGAAAAATAGAGCACCACGCATCGGTTTTACTGAAGATCCAATAGGAACGGATCATTACGCCGGTGTCTATAAAATTAAGAAAAGACTTCTTCCTGATTCAGTACTCAAACTTGTTCGTGTACAAAACCACTTAGTGGCTTCAATATTAAGAGCGCGAGCAAACACAATGTCCATGTTTGGACACCTTAAAAGAGATCGTTTTGACGTAGGCATTGAAGTTTCTATAAAACCCGAATTTGAAGAACATATCAGGCCAGACCAGATGGTAAAAGTCAGGGAACGAATTGAAAGATTTAAAAAAATTCTTATCAATTGCGGCCATACTGACGGTCTGCCAGAAGACGAAAAGATGGCCCTTTCTGAGTTTTTGTATCTTCAAACTTTGGATGGATTATCTTTAGGTCGTTTTGCTACTGAGATTATTTATGAAGATAATGACAACGGGATTGGCTCAGATCTAAAAGATCGCGCTAAAAAATTTCACCGCTTTAGACCTGTAGACGCAGGCACCATATACAAAACGGTCAAAAAAGGCGAAGCTGCTCACGGTTTAAGGGAAACGGGAATCAAACTTCTTGAGCAGGTTACAGGAAAAAAAATAAATGGCGTTGCCTTTGAAAAAGATGAATACGCATATGTTCAGGTCATAGACGGCATGCCAAAACAGGCTTTTGCCCCTGATGAGATGATAGTGCACAATCTTTATCCTTCAAACGATATTGATCACAATGGCTATCCTATAACTCCTATCGATACATGTATCAGCTCAATTACTACCCATATTTCGATTGACGCATATAATAAGCTTTATTTCCAAAACGGAAGAGCTGCTAAGGGCATTTTGGTTATTAAATCCGAAGAGCTCGATCAAAATACTCTCAATCAATTAAAACAAGATTTCATGGCGTCCATTAATAACGTAGGGAACTCTTTTAGAGTTCCAGTTTTTGGGGTTGGTAAAGAAGATGAGATTGGTTGGACACCAATGGTTTCAAGCGCAGGAGATGGGGAATTCCAATTTCTATATGACGCGGTCGCAAGAAACATATTGTCAACATTTAGCATGTCTCCTGACGAGTTACCTGGTTATGGACATCTTTCAAGGGGGACGAACGCTCAGACATTATCTGAATGTTTCGATATAGACTCTCCTTTCTTGTCTAGTCTTGGATATAAGACCGCTAGACAAATTCTTGGAGAGAAAACGGAAGCACCTCTCATGGTGTGGACTGGTAAAAAATGGCAAGAAGGTAGGGTATTTAAAACTGGAACCAAACAATTAGCACAAACAGTTACAACTGGCGGCTTAACTGTAAAGACATCTCCAGACCACAGATTTTTAGCTTTAGGTAAAGATGGATCGCCTGTATGGGTTCACCAGTCAGATTTAAAAGAAGGTGATTACGTTTTAGTTAACGCTCAGCCTATAAAGGGACACGAGGATTTCTTACCTTCTTTTAACGGCAAAAAAATCACTAAAGAACTTCTTGAAGTTTTAGGCTGGATGACAGGAGACGGCTCTCTTATTGCTCCTCATTTTAGAGCGGGTGGAAAGATAGCCTTATTTTATCATCACGATAAAGAAGCAGACGTACAACAAAGACATTTAAATATACTGACTTCTTTTGGTGTTAACGCCAAAGAAGACAATAAGCCCGTTT